GCGGTGCACCACCGCCATGCCGCCCACCAGCAGCCCGGCCACTTGGCCCTCGGCCGCGATGCCGCCCACGGTCGCGGTGCGGCCCTGCACCTCCAGCGTCAGCACCGGCGCGGGGGCGGCCACCACCGTTTCGCTCTCGGCATGGCGCGTGGTCAGCGCATGCGGGCGCGGATCGGCCAGCACGGTGGCCGTCACCCGCCCCGCCTCCAGCGCCTCGTCCAGCGCCGGCCCCGCGGGCCAGCCGCGATGGACGCGGCACACGCAGCCCAGGATGCTCGGCGCCTGCGGCCCGGCGGGGTACAGCACCCCGGCCACCAGCCCGGCCAGGGCCTCCTCCACATCCGACAGATCGGCCATTCCCGTTGTTCCTAACTGGCGATGCTGCGCAGCCGCAGCCGCCACACCGCGCCCTGCAGCGCCGCCTGCGCCACCCAGCCGAGCCCGCCCAGGTCGTCGCGCACCGCATCGCCCACCGTCGGTGCCGCCGCCTCGTTCGCCGGCAGCAGCACCGTCCAGCCGCCCGACGCCCGCTCCGGCAGCCCAGCCTCGCCCGCCGCCCCGCCCGCCGGCAGCATCGCCACCGGCCAGCCGCGCAGCCGGACCGCGTCCTCGCCGTCGCGCCCGCCATAGGCGCCGAGGCCCGGCGCCTCGGCATGGCGCGGGCGCACCAGGTCGATCACCCGGTTGGCCTGCACGCACAGCACCGGATGCAGCGCCTGCTGGGCGGCGATGAACCACACCCCGCCATCGCCCAGCCCCGACCGGCTCTCGCGCCGGCGCAGATAGTCGCCGGGCCTTGTATAGGCGGCGTCGAACACGCCCTCCCAGTACGCCAGCCCCACCCCCTGGGCGCGGGCGAAGCGCCCGCCCGGCGCGCTGAACGCCGCCTGCAGCCGCAGCACCAGGTTCTCGCCGTCCAGCGGCGACCCGGCCCCGCGCGGCCGATGCACGTCGCACCACTGCCCCACCGCGCGCCCGGCCCGGCCGAGGCCGCGATGCACCGCGTCCTGCACTCGTTGCGCGTCCACCGCATCCTCCTTGACCTGCACCCAGGCACCGGTAACGCTGGCGATGGAGGTCGCCATGTACCGCAACATCCTTCTGCCCACCGACGGATCGGACCTGGCCGCCCGCGCCGTGGAGGCCGGCCTGGCCCTCGCCGCGCTGTGCCGCGCCCGCGTCACCGCGGTCTCGGCCTACGAGCCGTTCCAGCCCTTCGCGCTCACCGGCGGCCCGCTGGAATACACGCCTGCCGCCCATGCCGAGCAGGCCAACGCGGAGTGCGAGCGCATCCTTGCGCCCATCCGCGCCCGCGCCGAGGCGCTCGGCCTGGTCTGCGTCACCGAGGCGCGCGAGGCCGACCGGCCGTTCCGCGCCATCGTCGAGGCCGCCGAGGTGAACGGCTGCGACCTCATCGTCATCGCCTCGCACGGCCGGCGCGGCCTGCCGGCGCTGATGATCGGCAGCGTCACCGCCGACGTGCTGAAGCACAGCACCATCCCCGTGCTCGTCTACCGCTAGACCAGCAGCCGCATCCCGCCCTCGCCCAGCGCCGGCCCCGGCCGCACGCCGAGGAAGCCGCACAGCCGCCGCCGCCAGTCGTCGAACAGCAGCCGCCGGTCGCGCAGCTCGCGCGGGTTGCGCTTCCACACCGCCGCCGCCTCGGTGTCGAGCATGTCCGAGGCCGCCGGCACCGCCGCCTCCAGCGCGGCCAGTTCCGCCAGGTAGCGCCGCGCCACCGCCTCCTCGGCCGTGCTGAGCCGCGCCATGCGCCACTCCAGCAGCCCCGCCTCGGGCGGGAAGCTGGCGCCGGCCCGCGCGGCATAGCCGCAGTGCCGGCGCATGTCGGTGCGCTCCGCCTCGCTCAACGCCATGGCACCCCTCCCTGGAAAAGCGCGGGCCGGCGGCGCTCGCCCCCGGCCCGCCGAGTGTTGCTCAGCCGTAATGCTCCACCATCACCGCACGCTTGTAGGCCGCATTGGTGGCGGTGGGCACCGTGGCCGGGCTGGTGGTGGTGTCGCTCGGCGCGCAGTAGCCGCCGATCCAGTACCAGCTCTGCGCGATGATCTGCTGCAGCCGGTCCACCGGCTCGCGCGTCACCATCGCCACCCCGTCCACGATCGAGACGATGGCGTTCTTCGGCGCCGTGTCGGCGGCACCCATGCCGGCATAGCTGCCCTCGATCAGCGCGCCCTTGCCCACCACGATCGGCCGGCGGATCACCGCCCCGCTGCCGTCCGGGTGCTCCTGCACATAGGCCTCGGTGGTGGGAATGAAGCGCAGGCCCAGGAACTCGTTCACCATGCCGCGGCGGAACACCTGGTTGGCGCTGGTGGCCCCGGCGAAAAGCTGGCGGAAGTCGGGGTCGCCGAACAGCTGCCGCGCCGAGATCGGGTCGAGATAGCAGTTGTACACCCCGTCGATCTCCGGCACCGCGTTCAGCCGCAGCTGCGCCACCGCGTTCAGCAGCGCCGCCATGGTCAGCGTGTCGGCCGGGGTCAGCGCCGCCGTGGTCGCCCGCGCGCCGGGGCGGATGATGGCGCTGGCGTTGGTGGCGATCACCGAGGCGCCCGCGGTCGCGTGCGTCTCCAGCACCGGCGTGCTGAAGGTGAGCACGCCCGAACGCCCACCCGGCGCCGAGGTGCCGTTGACGGCGTCCACCGTCACGCCCACCAGCGTGTACTCCTGGCCCGCGATGCGCACCGCCAGCGTCGCCGCGGCCCCCACCGGAGTCTGCACGCCATTGACGAACACGCGCTCGAAGCCGCGCACGTCGTCCACCGCCACGTTCACGTCGGGCGAGGCGAGCGCGGTGGTCACCCGCGTGTTGCCGCCGAAATACGGCTCGAACAGCGCGTTGCGCGCCAGCTCGTCCAGGCTGCGCGCCGCCTGCTCGCCGTTGATCGCGGCGTTCTGCAGGAACTGGCTGGCAATGCCCACCCGGCTGGTCACCATGTTCAGGTCGGTGGTGGCGGCATAGTGCTCCAGCGTGATGGTGTACTGCTCCACGCTGTAGCCGCTGGGCACCAGGCCGTTGTCGAAGTTCACGTTGGCCGCGGCCGGCACCGGCGCCGTCACCGCGGCCTTCAGCCCGGCGCGCGTCTTGGTCAGCGTCTCGCCGATGCCCACGCTGAAGGTCAGCCGGTCGGCCACGGCGCGATAGCCCAGGCGCGAGCCCAGCGCGTGCTCGAACTCGCGCTCCAGGAAGCCCTGCTGGATGATCGGCTGCAGCACGGCGGGAAAGTTCTGGATCGGCATGTCCACTCCTCACGGTTTTCCGCCCCGCCGGGCCTGTGCCCGGCAGGGGTGCCTTGTTCTCAAGATGAAACACTCAGGCCGGGCGCGTGCGCCCCGGCCGCTCCCGGGAGAGGCTCGCCCCTACCCGCGCCGCAGCAGCTCGGCGCGCGCCGCCTGCCACTCCGCCTCGCCCATCTCGGTGGCGAGCTTCGCCCGCGGCGGCTGGGGCGCCGGCGCCGCCGCCACCGAGGAGGACGAGGGCCCGCCCGCGAACAGCCACGGCTTGGCCCGGCGCAGCGCGGCCATCGCCGCCTCGCCGCCCGCCACCTCGCCGCGCTCGTCCAGCGACAGCGCGCCCATGTCCAGCAGCTTCAGCCCGTCCAGGTCCACCATGCCGGCGCGCAGCGCATGCACCTTCATCTCGGCGCGCAGCACGCGCGCGGCCATGTCGGCCTCCATCGCCGCCAGCTTGCGGGCGAAGGCCTCCTGTGCCTCGTCCGCGGGCGCGGGCGCCTGGTCCAACTCGTCGCTCATGCATCCTCCTCCTGGCCGCGACCCTGCGCGGCAATCCGGCCGATCTCGGCGTGCACGTCCTCGATGTCGTACACATCGGCAATGCTCTTCACCGCCGTCTCGCGGCTGATCAGCGCGGCATCGGCCAGCGTGCGCAGCGTCAGCGCATCGCGCCCGCGATCCTCCGCCGTCGGCGCATACCAGCGCGGCCAGATCAGCCCCAGCCGCACACAGGGCGGAATCGGCTCCACCGGCTCGCCGAACACCCGGAACGGCATGATCGCACTCGCCCGCACCACCATGCGCGCCAGCTTCAGCAGCGCATCGCCATAGGAAACACGCAGGTTGTCGGCCAGCCACACCAGGCCCTGGTTCATCATTTCCATGGCGCGGCCCGACTGGGCGGCCGACAACCTCTCCGGGCTCGCCCGGTTGCCGTGCACCGCCTCCAGCGCCATCTCGCGCAGGGTGCGGACATACTCGATCACCGCGGCCGAGGCGGTGCCGTCGATCTCCAGCAGCCGCGCATCGCCCTTCTCGCTCACCACCAGCGCATTGCCGCCGCCGCGCACCATCTCGCCCTCAACCCCGGCGGGCTCGCGGATCAGCAGCGTGGGATCGGAGGAATACTTCAGCCCCCGCCCCGCCTGGCTCATCTGGTAGTCGATCTCGATCGTGGTCTCCACCGCCGCGGCAAAGGTGCAGGCGCCATCAACGGCATCCACGCCGCCCGGCCCGCCCGGCAGGTTCTTCACCCACACGATCGGCACGAACCCCATGCCGTGGCGCATGCTGCGCGCCTCGTCGCGCTCCGGCGCGCGCGGCGCACCGGCCACCAGCTGCGGCACGAACCAGGTCTCGTGCTCGCGATCCCACTCGCGGTGGAACCAGTATTCCAGCGCCGGATCCACCACATAGCCCTGCGCCACCAGCTCGGCGCCGCGCACCTTGTAGCGCTCCACCACGCGCAACAACTCGTCCGGCGCGTGCGGATCCCACACCGGGGTCAGATACGGCGTCTCCAGCACATGGAAGAACACCCGCCCGCGCAACACCCGGAACCAGATCGCCACCGACCCCACCGAGCCGCGCAGCGCCGCCTCCATCATCACCTGGTTGAGGCCGCACTCCTTGACCAGATCGGCGAACACCGCCCGCACCCGCCGGTCGTCGCAGTCGATGGTCGGGAAATGCCCCTCGCTGAACACCAGCGAAACGGAATCATCCACCACGATCCGCGCCAACGGATAGCGCACGCTGGGCCGCCGGCTGCGCAACGGCACATACTCGCCGCCCGCACCACGCTCCTCGTGAAACTCATAGGGCAACACATCATACAACGTGCCCTCCAACACCCGCTTCAGAATGTCGAGCCGCCGCACCCGCTCCGGATACGCCCGATCCCCCGGCACCAGCCCACACAACGTCGCAAACATCCGGCCTCCTGAATCGGTGCGTGGTGGAAAGGAAGGCCAGGGGGCGTCGCCCCCTGGACCCCCACCAGGGTCCGAGACCCTGGACCTCGGTCATTTCCGCCTTCGGCGGGGTCAAGGGGCCTGGGGCCGCCGGCCCCAGCGGGGTCCAGGGGCTGAGCCCCTGGCCTTCCCTGCCTCCCCTCACCGTCCCAGCAGGGCCAGCTGCGTGCGGCGTGCGGGCTGGTGCGGGGTGGCGAGCATGGTGTGGGCCCGGGCGAGGGCGTCGACCTGGTCGTCCTTGCGTCCGTGCGGGAACTCCGCGAGTTCGTTGAGCAGCATCTGGTTCCAGGCCGCGCGCAGCAGGCTGAGCCGGCCCGCTTCCGCGAGGGCGGCCACCGGCAGGGCGCGCGACTGTTTCGATCCCGACTCGGGCGAGGCGATCACGCGGAAGCCGGCCAGGCGTTGCGTGAGCCAGGCCACCTGTTGCTTGCCGGCCTGGCCGGGGTCCTGCGGCAGGCCGATGGGCACGGCGGCGCCGTCGCGCCGGGCGGTGCGCAGGATGGTGTCCGCCACGTCCAGCGGTCCCGCGCGCAGGCGCAGCACGTCCACCACCGCCATGTGTCCGTCGGGCAGCAGGGCGAGCTTGAGGCCCACGGTCCAGTCCGGGTCGC